AACACCTCCAAAGAAGATAACATCACCTGACTTATAGTTTGATATCTCTGTACCATTTACAAGCATGCCAGTGGTGCCTGGCGCTGTCTCACGCCTCGCCCCGTCAAAGACTGGATTCAAAGAAAATCTTTTTAATAATTTTTGATGTTCAAGTTTTTTATTTGCTAACTCTGGAACAGATATTTTAAATGTTCCATCTCCAGTTGCATCTACAAAATCACCATTTACTAAGTCTGGTAAAGAGTTTGCAAGACGAATATTATTAGCATCAACACGACTTATATAATAATTCTTACCGTCTATAAGTTGTCCTAAAAAACCACTTACAACATTATAAGTGACAACTTCTCCAGAATAAAATCCATGATCTGATGCACCCTCTGTAACCTGTATTAACTGTATAAGGTCGCCACCAGTGGCGCCAGTCCACGTTACAGAACGGTCTGGTGCAACTATGGGTTCATTACCTAAACTTGGAATAGATGGTGCGGCAACGTATGCATGAGGATGTGGAGGTAATGCAAACGCATTATCACTATCATGATCATAAACATTTTGAATATCAGTTGTATATTTTGTGATGTTATCATGAAGAGAGCTATTTCCTCTCTTAAGTCTTCTACGAATAAATGCAAAATTATTTTCAGCAACGCCAGGCAAATCACCTAGTATTAAAGTTGAACTACTAACAACACTTAAAACACGACCAACTGCAACTAAAATAGATGAACCATCTAAAACTTCAATCGCATCTTCTTCTAAAAATCCATGATCAGAGAGAGTATTGATTGTAAAACTACTACTTGACTGACGAACAACACTCTTTGGAGTAAATTTGACAGCAGTATTATAAACATATGATCCAAAATTAGAGTCTCCAGAACTTTTATTAATACCAAATGAACCAACTTTAACTTTATCTCCTTTATTAAAGTAAAAAGTTTCATCAGGTATTGGAAAGTCTTTTAAAACACCTGTAATTAAAACTTCAATTTTATTTGTTGTATTTGCAAAAGAATATCCGTATGCAACATTATTATATCTTACATCATCACCAATACTTAAAACACTACGAGCTGTGTCTACTCCAACAAATTGATTTGACGTTTTATCTGTATAAGTTACAATACCAGCTATATTCGCTGTTGGTAGTGATAAAGAACCACTTGTAGGGAATCCAACTGTAGTATCAACTGTAATTACCGTTGAACCAAGTGACACGGTATCTGTCACACGAGTTCTGCCTGGAACTATAAAATTACCATCAATTGAATCTTTCGATACACTAATCTGATAATAATGTTCTCCACCATATAAAAAGTCTTTGACATCTGATATCGCACCAGAGGCTCCTTGAATATTACTATCATCTTCATCAGCATCTTGAAATAGTGTAGATCCTTTTAAATTACGAGGATCGCCTGTAATTGACTTAACTACAAAATCCTGTGCAAATCCATAATCAGCATCAGAAGGTTTAATTAAAAAATCAGATGGTTTAATAATATTAACTTCTTTACCATATAATGATCTAAATAAAATCTTATATGACTCTTCTGTCCCCTTTGTTTTATAGAAATCTTTTACTTGACGAATAAATTTAACTTGATCTAAATCACTATCTAAAGTTCTATTTTCAAAACCACTTGCATAAGTTGTTTTTAATTTATTGAAAAACTCACGAATAAAAAGATTGGATAGATTATGAACCTTTGTGCCGCCAGTATGAGAAGCACCAACACTGGTGTTAAATGATAACAAATCTGACCTTAAAGGTTGATCCATCGCATCAACACCACTGAAACCACGAACACATCCAGTAAATGATGTTGTTCCAATACCAGTGTATGTTATAATCTCATCATCAATTTTTAGTAATCCATATTTTTTTGGATATCCTTTTGTTGAATCTACAAAAATTGTGGAGGAAAAAGATTGTGTATCTGTAGATAATCCTGTATATTCTGTAAGTGCAGCGCCAACATATGTTTGTAACTTAGTATATCTGTCAAGATTCTCGGCGATATTAATCGATCCACCTTGATCTTCTTGAGAGATATAATATTGTGTCATGAAATCCACAAAAAGTGGACTTTCAGCCTGAACAAACTCAGGTAACTGATTTTCAATTACCTGATTGATTTCGACTCTTTGTATTGAGGTGTCTATCATTAATATCCGCCGCCAGAACTAGATCCACCGCCACCAGAAGATGTGGAGGTAGAGGAACTTGAAGTTGATGTAGATGAACTCGTAGAAGTAACTGTGCCACTACTTGATGTAGTTGTTCCAGTTGAAGAAGCTGTTGATGGTAGAAGTGCAGAACCTGTGGTCACTGGAGAGTTTGATATTCTCGTATATGTGGGTGTATAATAACTGTGAGTATGTACAACTATTGAACCAAAGGTATTTTCACCTGATGCGTTTAAGTCTTGAATCATATTGATTGTTGTATTTGACATATCAAACTTGACATATAAATCACGAAGTCCAACAATGTCATTTGAATGAGGTATTGCTTGAATTTCAACCACGTTATTTGCAATTACTGTTGAAAGTATGTTCACAGTATCTATAAGAATTTCACCATGCATATAATCAACTGTACCAGCATTTTTCTTGATTATATTTGGAGTTCCACCCTCTGTATAGGTAAAGAAGAAAATTCGACCCTTATCACGATTAATCACTTCGTCAGCAAGATAAACAGTATCTGCAACACCTTCAATTGTAAATCCAGTTGAAACTATGTTGTATGATGACTCTTGAGTATGGAACATGTTACCATAACATATCTCATATTGAGCAAATTGACCCAAAACTGCTTTCAAATTACGTCTAATTGTCACAAGAGTGATATTTGATGTAATTGATGAATCAACGCTATCAATCAATGATATAGCCTTACTATATTTAAATCTACCACCAAACTTATTGACATCAATCGAACGTGAGTATTGAGTTAAAGCATTTGAGACTCCAGTTTTAAGATTATCTTGGTCATCGTTCAAACTTGGATTGTAATATGGATTTACTTTAAGTTCAACATACAAATATTTTAAATCGATGAACTCTGGCACAATTCCAGCAACTGCATAACTTTTTAATTTTTGCACCAACTCTCTTTTTGTCTCATCTGATAAAAAATCACCATTTCGAGGTTTAACAGAGATAAAAACCTTTCCAAAACGAGGTGGAGTCATTTCTTCACCACCAAAAGCGGTTACAGATTCGACATTGGGGTAAATGTAACCTAAAACTGATTCATAATCAGATGAAGTGACTGCACGATACTGAGAAGAATAAATTCGAGGTGCAAAATATTTAATTGATGATATTGATTCGATTTCATCACCATCTCTTGACTTCTCATTAGTTGATACTAATGAGATTAGTGATGCATTTATAGCTGCACCATCTTGATTCGTAATATTTCCTACAAAACTAAATTCTGCAGCCCCATTTCCATCTTTTCCGTCTGTTACAATGTAAGAAGCTGTAATATAGTTGTTATTTGACAATTTTCGACCAATTACATTATCACCAAAGATGAGTTCATACCTTTCATCTTCAATTTCTTGTAATAAGTAAGAATTTGATGTTGAAGTCACTCCGACGATGTTATCAATCTGTTTATAAGTGACTGAAGAAGTCGCTGTTGAAGAACTTTTGACTTTAATCTTAATTGTTGATGTATCGATAAATGAATTATCAAGAATATATCTTTGATTGAACAAAGAAGTGTCAACTGTAAAATTTTCACTTACAAAAACACCTTCATATATTTCAATATTACTAAATTCTGCAAATCCATTCGTAACAGGAACTGTAATATCTTCTGGAATACAAAATATGTAATTTGTGTTCTCACCAGCACCATTACAAACAACACCAGAATTTAATGTGAGTGTTGATGTCTCTGTAAGACCAGATACATTGAAGGATATCTTCGCTCTTGCAGATCTACGAGATCTTGGAACGTATCCAATGTTTCTTGCCAGTGCAACAACGTTTTCTCGAAGTGTAGAGGAGTCAAGAAAACACTCATTCGCTGCCATGTTGGTATTATAGGCAGTTGTATATGTATTATATGCTAATGCGTCAATTATGATTGAAAGGTTCGACCCTTCAAAGTCATAATCTGTAAAATTAGTATTCGACCTCAGATAATCTTTAATAGATGTTTTTATCTGATCAAAATCTAAATTAACGTATTGTCCAAAGGCCATTATACTCTAGCTGGGAATAAGAGAACGTCTACTGATTGTGATGGGGAGGGAAGACCAACGATACTATATTGAACTGTACAATTCATTTCATTTGTGTCTGGTGCAACGGTAACAGTTACAACAATATTATCAATTCTTGGTTCATAATTAAGTAAAGATGATCTAATTTCGTCAGTGATTCGTATTTCACTCAACTCTGTGTTTAAATCAAACAAAGATTCATTAATAACTGAACCAAACTGAGGTACAAATGGTTTTTCACCAAGAATTGTAAAAATTATGTTCTTTACAGACCTTTTTATAGCGTCTTCATCACGAATTGCAACCACATCATTCGTCACAGGATGACGTTTGAAGGATAAATTAATATCTTTGAATGCCTTAGAAGCCACTATTTACACAATTAGTTTGCTGTTTTTATTTATACCGCTTTTTTTATCTTTTTACGACTCGAATTCGATATTTTTCTGATTCTAAAGCGTCAATAATGTATTTAGCACAAATTCTTGGGTCTTTTTCGCCGCAAGTGAAGAAATCTGCGTTCAAACGACCCAATTCAGGCCAAGTATGACAAGAAACATGACTT